TGCTATAGCATTTTCAGCACAGTATCAAAGTGGCTTGTATACCACAATGGGTTCTGTTGAAGGTATTAAAGAAAATGCAACGGCTGGTCAGTATGGTGGAAGTTTGGTGTTTCGAACACGAACGAATTTTGGCGATAATAATGAACGGATGCGTATAGACTCTAGTGGTAATTTATTAGTGGGTGCTACATCAGCCGTTGGTAAATTTACACTTAGCGATGTTACCCCAACAGGAACGGCTCGTTCAGTAAACTATGCTAGTTCAGGTGGAACTATTGATTATTATATAGTTAATAGTATAAATGTTGGTTCAATTTCTTGTACAACATCATTAACTTCTTACAATGTAACTTCTGATTATCGTTTAAAAGAAAACATTGTACCAATGACAGGTGCCTTGGCTAAAGTGGCACAACTTAATCCTGTAACTTACAAGTGGAAAATAGATGGGGTGGATGGAGAAGGATTTATTGCTCACGAACTGGCTGAAGTTGTGCCTCAATGTGTAACAGGTGAAAAAGATGCCATTGATGAAGATGGTAAACCTAAATATCAAGCAATGGATACATCTCATTTAATAGCAACACTCACAGCCGCAATTCAAGAACAACAAGCATTAATAGAATCATTAACAACCCGACTAACAGCATTGGAGAATAAATAATGGCAACTTTTACATGGAATGTATCACAAACAAACTATGAAGTCTCAAATGGTTTTATAACTACTGCTCATTGGCAATGTAATGCAGTCGATGGCGAATACACAACATCTACATACTCAACTTGTTCATGGGCAGATGGCACACCTAGCGTACCTTATGCTAATGTAACAATGGCTGAAGTATTAGATTGGATATGGGCAAGTGGAGTAGACAAAGATGCAACAGAGGCATCATTGGCACAGCAGATCGAGTTACTCAAGAATCCTGTTTCAGCAACAGGCACACCTTGGACAACTGTGTAAAGATTTTTAACCAACCTAGGAGTATTAAATGAGTGAAAACACGAAAAAAACTCAAATTACAATTGATGATGTATCTTACAATTTTGAAGATTTAACACAAGAGCAACAAGAATTTTTTAAACATTGCATCGACTTAGATAGAAAAATTGGCTCTACTCAGTTTACTCTTGTGCAATTATCTGTAAATAAAGAGGCATTTATTAAGAAACTGAAGGATTCTTTAGAGAGTTAAGTATGGACACGAGTGCAGAAAACGATAAACGAATATCAGTACATGAGGCAATATGTGCTGAAAGATACCAACGCATAGAGGAATCATTTGAAAGAGGTTCTAAGCGTATGGCTCGCATCGAATATATGCTTTATGCAATTATGTTATTTACTTTCTTTGGTAAAGACACTTTTATGGAGTTGCTACAAGCTGTAGTAATTAAATAATGGAAACAGTAGACATACTAGCAAAGATATGGCCTCTGTTAGTAGGGTTTGTAACGCTTGTTATTGTGCTTGCCAAAATGGATAATAAAGTTTCTGTCCTCGAAGAAAAAGTAAAAACTTTGTTTGAACTTTATAACAAAAAATGAATATTCAAGACATTTTAAAAGCAGTATTACCTATTGTTGTAGCTTGTTTAGCATGGTTATTAGGTCAAGTATCAGATTTTTCTACTAGACTAACAAAGATTGAAGGGCAAATGCCAGCACTTATCACTAAAGAAAATGTACCGACTGATTCACCTTTGTCTGCCGAGGCAAGACATAGACTTAAAGAAGAAGTTTATAAAGACATCCATCAACTACAAGTCAAGGTACAGTTGCTTGAAGAACGAGAAAAGAGGAAATAATGTTTGGAATAGACGATATTGTATCGGTTGGAATGAAGGTATTAGATCGAGTAATTCCAGATCCAGAACAGAAGGCTAAAGCACAGTTAGACTTACAAGAACTTGCCCAACAAGGTGAATTAGCCCATATACAGGCTGATTTAGATAGGTTTAAGGCAGAAGTAGAGGATAGAGACTCAGCTAGGAAGGCTCATGCTGAAGTTGCTACAAGTGCCAATTCAACGCAATTAGACAAGGCTGTAGTACCTCTTTTAGCATTGGGAGTAGTAGGGTTAGCATTTATGTTAATCGCTGTTCTCATGTTCGTAGATACCCCTGATAATCAACAGCAATTAGTTATCTTTGCACTAGGTTTTGTAACAAGTGCTGCTGGTCAAGTGCTATCATTTTATTTTGGATCAAGCCAAGGTAGTAAAGATAAGACCAAAGAAATACAAGGAATGATTAAAAATGATAAGTAATTGGGATAAGTCGTTTGATATGGTAATTGCTCACGAAGGTGGATTTACTAATGATGAAAGAGACCCTGGCAATAAGTTACCAGATGGTCGTAAAGGTTCAACTATGCTAGGTTGTACTCAAGCTAATTGGGAAAAGTATATAGGGCATGAAGTTACTCAAGATGATATGAAGGCATTAAAGAAAGAAGATGTAAAACCTCTTTATAAACGAGACTACTGGGATGCAGTCAAAGGTGATGATTTACCTATTGGGGTTGATTATGCAGTATTTGATTTTGCTATCAACGCTGGCCCATCGGTTGCTCGCAAGATGATTCAGAAAGCACTTGGTGTTACTGCTGATGGTGCTATTGGCCCTGCTACTATGAAAGCGATTCAAGAGGCTAATGATAAGGACTTATTAGATAAATTTAGTCATAGCAAAGAGGCTTTTTACAAGTCTCTACCAACATTTCAGACTTATGGTAAAGGATGGTTGAAGCGTGTAGCTGATGTACAAACATCTGCCTCAACCATGATTGGATAACTACCAAAACCAGTTTTTAAATAACATCCACCAAGAAACATCCTTTTTTAATAGAGCCTTTTGAAGATTGAGCATATCTCGATCATTCTCAAAATATGCCCTAGGTTGGCAATTAATACCTATCTGAACACCTGTTTTAGTCATATATGGAGTCATGGTTTCTTAACCAATCTATACATTTTAAACTTGCGACTTTCGTGCCACCTGTCCTCGATATTATAACCTTTGGCTCTTAGTTCACCGACTCTTGTTGATAACTTCATAGTCCCTGCTTTATGTAGTGCATCCAAAGGACTAATCCATTTACTAAGTGCAATAATTATCAATTCGTATTGTTTCATTATATTCTCCTAGAAAGGGGATAATTTTTGTTCTGTAAACATTGCAATCCTTGATTAATTTCTTTATGTCTTTGTTTATGACAAGGTTGGCAAAACCATATAACATCTAAAGGCTTATCGTAATCTTCATGGTGAGCAAGACTAATTTTATTGCCACATTTAATACAAGGGTTCTTACTTAATAAACCAGATTTAATTGCTCTTGATACTGCGTTATGGCACATTTGTCTGCGTTTATCTTTAACTCTCCAAAGCATATTATTTATAACATTGGCTTTTTTCCTTTCAGGATTTTTTGATCTTTCTTTGTCATATTCCCTAATTTTTTCTAAATTATTTGCTCTATGTTGCAGAACATCTAACTTGGCACATTCTTTGCATTTTCCTAAATAACCATCAGCCATTGCTGAATGTTTATAAAAATCAACTAATGGTTTATTAAGATTGCATTTAAAACAAGTTTTCATTATTTCCTCCTAGAAGGGTGCGTCGTCAGGTATATCAGCTAAAGTTTTAGGAAAGGCATCTTTAGGTTCAGGATCGTTTAAATAAGCAATCAAGCAACCATCTTTTAAACTAAATAATGGGATAGTCTCTAGCTTTAGCATGAGGCCATTCTTAGTTTCTAGGATGATTCCTATTGATTGATATTTCTTCTTAGCTTTACCATCTTTATCTTGATACTCGGATACTGCTGCTTTCAGATACCATTTGATGGCCATTTTATTCACCTTTCATTAATTGCATTTCCACTTCCACTTCATTCAAGAACTTCAAAACTTCTTCTTCCATCTTCTTTATAAAATCTTCTTCTCGCATAACTTCTTCGATGTACAACTGTGATCTTGTCGGCATCCTTGGGTCAAATGATACAAACCAGACAGATTTAGCACCAGTACAACTCATTTGTGCTTGGATTTGGGTATAGTATTTAGATGGGCATCCATCCTTAAAATATGACCAATGGACTGCTGATTGATATGGACATTTTAATTCCAGCAAACTATCACCAATAACACCATCAGG